GTTTACTGTAGGTCCATCGGGATGACCCAATTCACCTAAAGCGCGACCATTATTGATGTACTGCTCTGTATATCGAGCAACTTCGCGCTCCATAACGTTGCGCTTGTACACCCTATTATTGCGATTAGGTTGCTCAGTCTGAAGGAATACTCCCTCAATGAACATCGACTTTTTACCGCCGACTTCCTCTACAATAAATTCAACCTTGTTAATTTCTTCTGTGATTAGTTTCATTTTAGTAAATGCTTACTCCTGAGATGCGGACTGATTCCGACGTTGCGTATACTGTTGCAGATACAGCTTTCTTTAGTTGAATGCTTTCGTTCACAGATACAGTTATGGAAGTTTGGTTTTCCCCGTCAACAATAAAAAGTTTATGGGGTGCCTTAGAGACGTTGACCGCTCTTACACAAGTTGTACGCCCACAATCAATGGAGTCTTCTCTTGTAGTTGGAGAATCAACTTCAGAAAATACTACTTTGATCATGCTTCCTCATCCTCAATAGTCTCAGAGCCCTCTTCGCTGTCTCCAGCAAATAGTCGTGTTGCCGCTACCTGACGGTAGTCATCAACTCTCTCAGCCGCCTTTGAATAAAGAACATCTTTAATTTCTTGGCTGATTGATGATGGCGTTTCGCCAGCAACAATGGCGTCAATAATGTTTGCGTTCATGACAAAAGAGGAAATATGTAGTTATTTAGTAGGGATTAAATTTCTCCCTCACCACTCTTAGGTAGTTTGGGGGGTGCTGGATCGGTTGGAACGGCACCTGCGGCTCCGTTGATATCAGCAGCAGCGCCAGCCATATCAGCCATTGCTCCTGCTGGATCCCCCTCTCCCATTGCTGGTAGAGGCTCACCAGTGATTGGATCTAACGTAGATGGATCAGGAATTACACCATCCTCAATCTCCTTTTCGATCTGTTCGTCTTGCTCCTTGATCTCACCGTCAGTCTGACGTAGGATCTTGGTTCTCACATATTCTTGTGAGTAGTACTTACCAACATAAGGCTCAGCTTGTGCTAGTAGGTTTAGACGTTCTTGCATCAACTCAGTATCTTTGAGTTCAGCAAAATGGTTGTCGTATAGGAAGTCATACTGGATGTTATCCTTGATTTCTTCCCAATCATCAGGAGTAATGATGTTCTTTAGGATGAGTTGTGTTCTTAGTAGATCACTGAATAGGTTTGCAAAGCGCTTACGTAGACGAGCTACGAACTTGGAAAACTTAACTTCATCACGAAGGATTTCAGTTGAGCGTCCCATATTGAAGCCTTCGCTACCACCAGGCTGACGTGAACTAGGAACGTTTAGTGAGTCATACACCTTGCTACGGAAATACTCTAGGTCCGTAATCTCACCGAGGTTCTGTCCGCCGGGGAGAGTAGAGATCTCAGTACCACGACCGCCCTCACGGCGGGGTAGCCAGAAATCTTCTAGCATAGACATTACTTTCTTATCACTCTTTACCTCACCAGTTGCTGCGTTATAGCTCATCTTGTTTCTATAACGTTGCATTACCTGCTGTAGGTATTGCTCTGCCTTCACTTTCGGCAAATTACCAACGTCAATATAGAAAATACGACGTTCTGGAGCACGGGACAAGCGATAGATCACGATAGAGTCTTCGATCATCTTGAGTTGATTCAAGGATCTGATACTCTTGTGCAACCAAGACAAGGTTGTCTGATTGTTCCTATCCACCAGACCTGAGTTGCAGTAGGCTATGGAG